TGGGTTTTCCACCAATCAGATCCCGACACCGTAACGGCGAAACGCCCGACACGGTAGAGGTCAGAGAAACGGAGAACCCATGAACGCTTCAACCACCGTAGTGGACCCGTTCGAAGCTCTCGGCATCGACACGTCCGAGATCGACGACGGAACCCAGGTGCTGAACCTGGAGGCGGCTGCCGAGGAGATCGGCATCCTCTCCAAGACCTTCAAGTCCCTCTCTGCCACGCTGAAGAAGGCTGGCAAGGAGAACAAGACGGTCGCGTACCACCTGCTCAAGTTGGCGATGAACGTCGTCAACGCTGCCGGATACCCCGTCATGTCGATGGAGACCGGCAAGGCATCGGAGTACGTCAAGCGGGTCAGCGCCGCGCTCTACGACACCTACTTCCCCATCCCGTCCGGCGAGAACGTGTCGGACGCGGAGAAGGCAGAGGCACGCAAGATGCGCAGCAACAGCCTCACCGCCGTCCGCCTCTGGTGGGGCGGTCGGAAGGGCGTCGGCGGGATGCGGGAATGCTTCGCCACCGCATACGTCATGGACAACATCGGGAACTACAAGCTTCACGCAGACGACCTCCAGTCCCTGCAGAAGCCCGGTTTCCTGAAGTGGTCCGACCCCGACCCCGACTTCCCCGACCTGTTCTACCTGAAGACCGTGCCTCAGTTCCTCAAGGCGCCCATCGCGGAGCTCTACAAGCAGTCCGGCCTCGATGTGCCCGAGAAGTTCGGCGGTCCGAAGAAGGGCGGCAACGACAAGGACACCAAGTCGAAGAAGGTCACGGCGACCCAGTTCCAGACCACCGTCGCCGAAGGCATCGTCCGCTTCAACCCGCTCGTCATCGAGCAGTCCATCGAAGCGGCAGTCAAGGCCGGAGTTCGGCAGGTCCTGTCCGTCGGCGGCGAGATCGAGGGCCGCGAGGAGATCCGCGTGCTCAACGCCGCGATCATCAAGACCCTCGAGCTGTACCAGGCGCACCTCGACTCGAAGATCACGCCCGAGCAGCGCGAGCAGCTCGACGCGATCGTCGCGGTGCCCGACATCATGGCCGTCCTCAAGGACGAGGTCGAGCCCAAGGTCAAGACCACGGAGAAGGTCGCCGCCTAACCAGCCCGGCCGCTCCAACCCAGGGTCGCGGCCCGCGCTAGCTACGCAACTCGTCACCAGACGACACCGTAACGCCGAAACGGAGGTCTAACCCCGATGCTGCAAGCACGCATCAAGGCGACCAACGACGAGACCAGCGAAACCCTCACCGTCGAGATCTACATCGGCGGGCGGAAAATCGCCGAACTCATCTCCGCGCACTGCTACGGAGACGACGACGTCACCGTCGATGCTCTCGCCTACGGTTTGGACGGGAAACCATTCGCCGAGGAGAACTTCCTCGCCCCGAAAGAACCACTCCCCGTCACCTAACCACCTAGCCCGCGCAGCATGCTGCGCGGGCTAACCCGTCGCCGTAACCGCGTTACGCTCCACCACTAGAAAAGGAGATCAGCCGTGATAGAACCGGCATCAGTCCGGCAAGCGGCCGAGAACCTCATCGTGCAGCACGGGCTCACAGGCTGGACGTTCGAGTGGGACGACACACTCACCACCGTCGGACGGTGCTTCCACAAGCGGAAGCAGATCACCGTCTCCCACCATTTCCTCGACAGCCCCGTGAAAGTCATCGCGAACACGCTGCTCCACGAGGTGTCACACGCGATCGCCGGACCAAACCACGGTCACGACGACCACTGGTACCGGATCGCGCTCAAACTCGGCTGCACCGGCACAACCTGCGCCGAAGGCGCCGTGCGCTCAGGTGACAAGCGTTACCTGCTCACCTGCCGCACCTGTAAGCGCACCTGGAAGCGTCACAAGCTCACCTACCGCTTCCCGCTCTGCCCGTACTGCAAGAAGATGCTCCACATCCACGACAACCACGCGTAACGAGTTACGCGTTCTAGAAGGAGAAACACCGTGACCGGCGAACGCCGCTACCGGATCATCGTCATGACCCCGTGGTTTGCACCACCAGGGGACAACGTGATGGTGATCCGCACCGCAGACGAGACCCAGGTAGTCGCGACCAGCTGCAACGCGCTGTGCGACTACCTGAAAGCCAACTTCCATCCGCTCCACGAGTGGAAGTTCGAGTACCTGAGCCCCAGCCCGCAGATCGGCTGGCAGCCCATGACACGCTTCGCGTTCGAGAACGAGATGAAACGCGAACGCAGAGAGGACATCCTGAGCCGGCTCAGGCGCTGAACTGCAACACCCGACAAAGACCCCGCTCACCACGGGGTCTTTTTTTATGCCCAGAAGCTCACAGCGCGGCGCGTGACGCACCGCAACCCCGTTACGCGAACACCACGTTGGGTTCTGCGTCCTGCGGGCTTACAGCGCGTCACGCTTAAGCGAATCTAGGTTGTCAAGGATCGGGCTAGCGAAGACGACCGAACAACCAGAACAGACCGATCACGATGAAAATCACGAGAGCGATCACTTCCAACGTGCCCGTGCTTATGTGCAAACCACCAGCGAGGATGTTCGCGAGAGTATTCATGCGCTCTTCTTACCCCTCTCCTGTTCGTCGCGAAACAGTGGGTGCTCAACCAACACAGGCTTACGCGCCATCCGCTTCGGATGAATCGGCGTTGGTGAACCCTTCCGGTCTGGGCGCTCTCTCGCAACAAGCAACGAGAGCCCGTGCAAATCGTTCGGGTCCTTCTTCTGCGACTGCATCGTGTACGTCAACCCACGATGCTTCGCCATCTCCGCAAGCCTGTCAAGAAGCTCGTCCAGCTCGATGTTCTGCTCACGCTTAATCTCCGTGAGCACGAGCTCCGTCACGATCCTCAACTGCCTGTTGCTGAGCCGTAAACCCATGCTCAAAGCATATCGGATTTTCCCCTCGCGCGCACGAGGGGAGCCCTAGCCATTCCTACCCAGAAGGGGGTATACTTGTAGTAGGGAGTAGCTCGTGGGCATTGAGGGCAGCTCCCTTTCCAACGGCGAACCTGCACGGCGGCGGGAAACCTTGTCCGGGTCCCGCCGCCGTTCGCCGTAACCAGTTACGCAACCTAGAAGAAGGAGACCAAATGGCCACCCATCAGGCAGCCAAAGTCATCGACGAATACGTCCGCGAACGCAAGGAACCCTACCCGTCCGAGGGACGCGGGCCCTACCTCCACGTCGAGATCGAAGCGGACTACGACGAGCGCCTTACCGGAGAGCAGAAAACCGAGATTCTCCTGCAGATCTCCCACTGGATGCAGGAAGCTGTCGCGATCCTCAGCTTCGACAAGGCAACCGCCGTCACCAACAAGGTGCGCAACCAGGTACCCGGACAGCGATGGCGCAACATGACACCCGAGCAGCGCGAGAAGGTGTCCACACTGAGCGACGACATGGACCAGTCATGATCACACCAGCTGATCTGAAACTCGCCCGTGAGTACGACATCGAGCTCTCCGACAACGTGACGGGCGCCGGCGGACTCACGCTCCGAAACGCGATGTACTGCGGGCCCGCCAACTTCGGCACGATGCGTTTCGACGCGGACGACGGCAACACCTACTGGCTCCTGCCGAAGGAGATCAAGAGTGTGCGCGGGAAAAACGATGCCGCGTGAGGGGCGGCACCACAGGTTGTTTCTACATCGTCATCAGGCGTTTACCGGACGGCGTTGTCGAGCATAAACGCTGGCCGATGGTAGACCCGCATGACCCCGGCACGTGTATGTCAGCACGGATGAGCGCAAAAGCAGTAAGCGGGGAAGTATGGATGGTGACACCCGCTATTTGCGCACCGCTGCCGTAACTTGTTACGCTTCACTCCTAAGAAAGCGAGAACGAAATGTCTACGACACTTATCAAGCAGTCGGATGAAGAGCTGATCGAGCTCATCACCGAGCACATTCGCAACTGGAACCTCCTGCTCGAAGAGGCGTTCCTGGTTGAGGATGAGGCAACGATCGAGCAGATCCAGGCTCGGCTGCGCGAAGATCGCGAACAGCTTGCGGCGCTTCGGCGCGCATAGAAGGTAAGCCTCGTAGCTCAACGGAAGAGTAACGGCCCAATGAGGGAGATCCCGGTTCAACTCCGGGCGAGGCTTTAGCCAGCCCGCCCCGCCTAAGCAGCTCGCGGGCTGGCTTATTCAGCAGTCGATACCTAGAAAAGGAGACTCACGTTATGTCCACCATCCCCCAGGTGGCTTTCACAGCACCCATCAAGATCGACAAAGAACAGGTGTGGAACGAGTTCTTGTCAGAGCTTCTCTCGCACCAGTTGCACCGCGTCCTTCACAACGAGCTCGAACTGCATGACGCATACATCTCGGGCGAACGTCAGCTGATGGACATTTTCGCGTCCGTCGCTGAAGAGGACGACGACCCGCCACAGCTGTTCGACAGCTTCAGCTAAAAACCACGATCAGGCCCGCATCATGCGGGCTTTGGTCGTTACGGGAGAAACCATGAGGAAGCTCTACTGCTACGACGGTCCCCGAGGGACAGACCCGCACGCCATCATCATCGAGCTGAACGACCCCGACGCGTTGCGATGGGAACAAGCAAAAGAACACAGGGTCTCAGTTGTTGTCACGGATCAGGCAACACACAAGTACTGGATTGTTTCATCAGCACCATGCGGAGCGTCGTGTCATTGCGCCGCGATGGCCGTCAGATATTCAACGTAACTTGTTACGGAGAAAGGAGAAAAGTGAGCACGTTCACGACTAGACGCACGGTCAAGAAGTGCACCACCCCGGCGGAGGTGATCCACGAGTGCCTCCTCGACATCCGCGACGGGCTCTGGGTTTGCGGGACCCTCAGCAAGAACAACACCACGTGCACCCATGTGGAGAAGCCGCTCGGTTGCGCGGTTGGGATGGTCGGGATCAACACCGGCCATTGCGAGTGGGAACTGCTCCGCAACGACACCTTCCAGTTCCTTATCAAGGAAACATGGGAGAACGAGGACGGCTACATGTGGGATGACCCTCTTGCGAAGAAGTGCATCGAGATTCTCGCAGAGGCTTCGCTCACGATCAGCGACTGGCATCGCGAGAACTACGTCGACAGCATGGACCTGTGGGTCTACGACAACGACGGCAATACCAACATCCCGTCTCTCGAAAAGATCGTTGCGTACATGCTGGAGAGTGACCCGCAGGACTGCGTGATCACCTACAACGACGGCAACATCGATCGCGAGCAGGCGACGGCGTGGTTCCAGCTAGCCCTCGAAATGGCGCAATCGGGGCGATGAGCAGCGAACGCGTTTGGGACGTCCACGCGCCGAACGTCGAGCCGCGCGAATGCAAGTACTGCGGACTGATCTTCTACCCGGAGAAACCGCAGTTCCTGTACTGCCCCGAGCATCGAGAATCGAAGTACGTCATGCGCGTAAGACACAGGGAGAGACTGCCGGCGCCGCGCAAGATGATCACTCGCACCTGCTTCTCCTGCAAGCAGAAGTTCACGTTCAAGAGCGGGAAGGGAACGGGGACGAGGGCCACGTGTGACGCGTGCCGCGAAGCAAAGAACATCGGTCATTCCGCCGTTATTTTCGCGCAGAACGAGGGGATGAGCATGTTCGACCCGGACAGGGAGATGGCTCTCAAGGCGACCACCTGGGACAGTGAGTACGCGCGCATAGAGGGTGAGTTTCTCGTAGAGGAGCAGGACGTTCTTCAATACCTGGAGGCGAACGAGATCGTGTACGGGCGCAGCATCACCGAGCACCATCAGAGCCTGCGGGTGCTCGATCGGTTGGAGCTCGCAATCGAGCGTGTCAACCCGAAAAAGGTCGAGGAAATGAGGTTCTGGGCCCGTCATGCGCTCAGAGAACACAAACCGCAGCAAACGGTCGAGTCGGTTTGGTCTGAGCCAGCGCGCTCAGCGAAAGAACAGTGGGTTATCAACTTCATCAACAAGAAGAGGAGCGGGTGGTGATACGCCTCGGAATCATTCTTGTGTTCCTGATCGTGTTCTTCTTCATGTTCCGCTGGTTCTACCGTAACGTCGTTACACCCGCTCTTCACGACAGACACCAGAAGAGCGTTCAGGAGATCGAGAAGGAAAACAGCGAGCTCGACGAAGCTCTTGCTCGCATGCATACCGAAAAATCAACGTTCGCTAAGGAAAAGGAGAAATAGAATGCTCTGGCTCATCCTCACCATCATCTTCGGTGTCATTGGCATAGGTGCTCTCGTCGTCGGTATGGGCAGCGCAGGTAGAGACAGGCCGGGGCCGTACGCTGTCTCAGCTCTCTGCGGCGTCGCCTGGTTCATCCTCACGCTCTTCCTCTGCATCCACACAGTCGGGCAGACCCAGGTCGGGGTCGTCTACAACTTCTCCGGCACGATCGCCGGAAAGAGGTCGCCGGGTGTTGTCTGGACGATGCCGTGGCAGCACATCAAGACGGAGAGCGTCGCGGTCACGAAGGAGCAGTTCGTCTTCGATCAACAGAACTCGGCGGTCTCGAAAGACCAGCAGCCGATCACCGCAACGATCGTCGTCAACTACCAGGTCTCTCCACAGGACGTGATCGACCTGTTCAAAACAGTGGGGACGAACTGGCAGGCGACGCTGCTCGACGGCCGCGTGCCGCAGGACTTCAAGGAAACGACCGCGCTGTTCACCTCTCCGCAGATCACGCTCAACCGTTCTCTGCTACACGACGACGTGGTTAAACGTTTGAAGACGGAGATGTGCCCGAACACAACGGCGAAACCGTGGTGCGTGAGCATCGTCGATGTGTTCATCTCGAACGTTGGCTACTCGCAGGCGTACACGAACGCGATCGAGCAGAAGCAGGTCCAGGTGCAGCAGGCCGAGCAGGCGCAGGCGAAAGTCGCTCAGTCGCGTGCTGAAGCCGAGCAGAACGTCGCGATCGCTCGCGGCAAGGCAGAGGCTGTTGTGCTCGCCGCGAAGGCTCAGGCGCAGTCTCTCGCGCTTAAGGGCAAGGCGCTGCGTGACAACCCGCAGATCCTGCAACTGGAAGCGATCGACAAGATCAACCCGAACGCGACGATCATCTGCCAGAGCAAGTGCCCGTCGTTCATCACCGCGGCCGGCAAGTAGTCCGTAACTAGTTACGCTCTAAGAGAGGAGAACATGACCGCTTTCGACAGCAACGACCCGGACGAACACGATGAGCCAACTAGGCGCGGGCTGCGCGTTCGTATCGCACCGAACCTCCCGTCCGCGGACGAGCACGCACAGCAGATGCTCAGGATGCAGGCACGGCATCAGGGCCAGCCGCCGATCATCCCCGCTCGTGATCAGGCGGTCGCGCCGACCGTGTGTGATGAGTGCGGCGAGCAGATGTGGGCTTCGATCATCTCGCGGAGAGACATCTGCTCGGTGTGCCGCGCAAAAGAGGAGACGACCCGGTCGACGATCCTCGGGCAGATCATGGACCGGTTTAGTTGACGAACGTTGCGGCGCACGAGAACATCGAGCGATCACTTGCGCGCGACCGGTGGTCGTTGACGGAGCGAGAGATAGAGATCATCGACCACGCCGCCAAAGGGCTCACGGCCGATGAGACAGGAATGTTGATGTTTCTATCAACGCCGACGGTGAAGTGGCATCGAAGGAACGCGACGGGGAAGCTTCGCGCCCGCAACCTCACGCACGCCGTATCACTGGCCCATCAACTCGGGATCATCTAATGAAGGGAGCTGTCGTGTTCTTCCTAGTCGTCTCGGCGATCGTCTTTCTTCTTGCGGCGTTCTGGTTTGTTGTGGCCTACGCGAAAGGAGGGAGTGATGAAGGAAGCGAACGGTGACCTGTGGGGAATGCGCGTCGACGCTGTATGCATCACCACAAACGGCGTCGTGGTTGGCAACGAGGCAGCGATGGGCGGCGGGTGCGCGCTCGAAGCACGACACATGTTCCCGGGTATCGCGCGAGAGCTCGGATCGCTGATCACAGCGCACGGAAACCATGTTTTCCATCTCGCCACTCCGCGTCACGGCTGGTACGACGGGGAGAACGGGGAAGAACACACAACAGAAGTGATCGCTTTCCCCGTTAAGCAACATTGGCGGCAAGCTGCCAACCTTGATCTGATCGAACAGTCCGCTGAGGAGCTGGTGAAACTCACCGAGGACTGGAGTTGGGAGTCGGTCGCGATCCCACGACCGGGGTGTGGTCTCGGTCGGCTCAAGTGGGAGGAAGTGAAACCACTGATCGAACCGATCCTGGACGACCGCTTCATCGTGGTGACGTTCTGATGGCCCGCCTGAACATCATCAACGGGGAGAAAACTACGGTCGAAGTGTTGCTATCTCGCCGGAACCTGCTCACGCTCCTGCAGAAACTCGAAATGCGTGGTTCGTACTGCGGGATCACGAACAACGACACGTTCGAGGACGGCGAGCCCACGACCGGCGTGGAGCTTGTCCTAATCGCCGAAGAGGATGAGCCACACTACGCCAGGAGAGAGCTAGGTCCCGGCGAGATGCACCCAACAACGGAGATGGTGATCCAGGCGCAAGGAGCGAAACCTCCGACGGAGATCATTCTTCGTCTTCCTTCTGTCCGCCAGGGTTGAGCTCCAACTTAAAGTTCAGCACCCCCTCGCCGTCGCCGGCGAACTCGATCCGAGTGGGAATGTGGTACCGCTCTGGCATCCGTCGTTCAAGCAACCACTCAAGGTGCTTGGTGTCGTACTCCTTGATCACACCGACCATCTCACCGCGCTGGAATACGGGGCGTTCGTTCGGCTCAACGGCCCTGCGCATTGCCTCGTATTCCAGAGCATCGTTCATCATGCGGTACGCCTGCTCCAACATCATTTTGAACGTGGGCTCTGCTTTCGCTCGCTCTTTGACGACGTTCTCGTGAATGCCTGCAACATCACAGGCCTTGCCGAGAATGCCGTATTCAGTCAGAAGAGCATCGAAGAACTTCTTCTCCCACGGTTCCGGCGAATAGCCGCCATCTTCGTAACTTGTTACGCTCATTTGTCGTGGTCGTATCGGAGGTACACCCCGTCGAGGTTCTGGAAGATCGTCAGCATCGAACCGCAGTTCGGGCAGGCGCTGTGACCAATGTCCTCCCGAGATGTAGAACGGACAGCTGGTTTCACTTCGAACTCACGACCGCGACGGTCCACACGAATCTCCGGCTCACGTACGAGCTGAACTGATTTCGACTTCCCTGCTGCAACGACCTGATCTGTTGACGGCTGGTACTCCTGCTCGCGGCGGAGCTCCTCGCGAATCCGTCCGATCGTCGGGGCTGACACACCACAAGAGGTGGCGAGACTGCGATCGCTTTTCTGCCAGTTTGCGAGCAGTTCGCGGCGGACGATCTCGTGCTTCTGCTTCTGGGACATCTGCCGGCGGACCGTGTTGACCGCCAAAGCGATCTCATGCTCCTGCTCCAACGTGAGCCCCTGGATGAAGATCGCTGGAACCTCAATATCGAGTTCTTGCGCGACGACGCAGCGATGCCGGCCGTCGATGATCGAATGGTCGCCGATCAGTACAGGCGTCTGAATCCCATGCTCTTTGACGCTGTCTTTGAGGGAGTCGATCTCGTCACGCGACAAGGGGTAGACGTGATTGTCTCCGTGCGTCAGCATGATCTCCCGACGCAGTTCCGCCAGTCGATCCGAGACCCAGGATGGCGTCTGCCCTAGCTCGTTTGCGATCGTAGTCAGGTTGTAGCCATCGAGCATCTCGTCCACTATTCTGAACTTGATCGCTTTGCCTCTCTCCGAGATCTTCGACCAGTCGATCTCCGACGGAGGTTTCCAAGTCGTCGAAGACGTAGTCGTTGATTCTTGATCCGTTCCGTCCGAGTATTCGCCTTGGTCCGACGTCGACGGCTCTTGCTGAGACGATCCAGCGTGCGTAGATGTCAAATCTGTCGGTCCTTTCCGGGTCGAAGCTTGACTCAAGCCCCCACAAGATAGCGACGAGCTCCATCAGGGAGTCATCGTAGAACTCGGGGCGAAGAAACATCCCCCAGCGCGCAAAAGCCTCGTCGAGATGCTTTCGACAGAAAGATTCAGCGTCGTGTACGGGCCCGCGGAACTGGGCCCCAACACTGAACGGACGCTGGTAGAGGCGCATCGGCCGCAGGATAGCGTCTGTGGTTGACGTACGCCTAGCTATATCTACCCGAAGAGGGGTATACTGTAGTTAGCGGGCCGAATGCTTCTATCCAAAGCCGTGGGGCGGCGCATGGTGCGCGGGGAGAACCCGCGACAGGGTTGTTTCTCCTTCCCTTAGGAAACAGAGCCGCCCCACGTAACTCGTTACGGACGCTAAAGAAGGAGAGCGATGAGTGACGAACGCCGTGAGCAGATGGTCAGAGCCGCCGCGCACGCTCGCAAAGCGCATGAGGAGAATGCCAGGAGGTATCACGAGACTCACACGTACATCCATCTCTCGATCAAGAACGAAGTGAGGGATGCTCTGACAGCGGAAGCGAGTAAACGTGGGATTACACGAGCAGAGCTGATACGCGAAGCGATCGACGCGCACGTGAAGACATTTCGTAAACCAGTCAAACGAGGAGGATGGTCATGAGTAAGGTGGTGGAAGGATTCATGTTCGAACCTCCGATCCCGAGTGACGAGCCCGCGCGGGAGGGGACTGTGTGTCAGATCGTCGAGAGAGAGGAGAGCAACAACACTCTCGAAACAGGGCCGGCGTTCCTAGTTCGATTCGGGGATGGGTTCGAGATGGAGGCGTACTCTGCGGAACTACGTCCGTGGTACGCGACGTAGATGACGAAACGGGAAACAGATCTCTGTCTCCGCATCACGTGGGATGACGAACTCACGGACCATCCGACCGGGTGGGAGTGGCAGGAGCTCGTGAACGGGCCTTTCGAGGGCGCTCAGGACTCTCAGGTGTCGGTGGTCTCGTTCACTGATGAAGACGAGCGCGGCGACCCAGTCCTCGTCTAATGGGAGCACCACAAAAAGAAACTCGGGTAACTCAGCGAGCGCGGAGAGGAATCACCGCGAAGGGGACTTCCACGTCCGTCTATCTGCTGCCCGGTGACGAAGAACAACTGAAGATCATTCAGGACGAACTCGGATCGAGTATGTCAGATGCAATCCGTACCTCAATCCGTGTGTACGCCGCGATCATCACTCAGATGAAGCGGACAAGACCACCGCGTAACTAGTTACGCGTCTAAAAGAGAGGAGATCGACAATGCACGTGTCCAGAAAAGCTGGGCTCCGATTCGGCTCCCCCGCACTCAACCCCGAGGAACGGGACGTTGTGCAAGTGGGCCTCGCAGGAGCGGTGTCTTCGAAGGACAAGAAGTTCCGCACCATGCACGAAGGGTGCGGAGGCACGATCAAGGAACCGAAAACGTGCTCGAAGTGCGAGAAAACCGTCGAGCAGGAGGACCTCGTCTCCGGGTACGAGTACGCGAAAGACGAGTTCATCGTCTTCACGCGACCTGAGCTCGACGCGCTCGACGTGGAGAAGACGCCGTTCATCGACGTGACGAAGTTCGTTCTCTACGAGGAGCTCGACCTGACGATGCTCGCGAGCCAGTATTACCTTGTTCCCGACAAGGTGGTTCCTGGAAGGTACGGGGTGCTGTATCAGGTGCTCACCACGATGAGAGCGGCCGGGATCGGGTCAACGACCATCTGGGGGAAAGAGCATCCGATCGCGGTCTACCCTCACGGCGGCGTGCTGATGCTCGCGACCTTGAACCTGCACGAGGACCTCGTCGAGCCTGATTTCACGGCACCGGTACCGTCGAAGGCGGCGCTGGCGGAGTTCAAGCCTCGGGTCCTGGCCCTAATGGGACATCTGGACCCGGAGGACCTGGAGTCGGAGTCCCGCCGGCGTAAGAACGATCTGATCGCAGCCAGATCGGATGGGCCCACGACCGACCCTCCGAACCTGGTGGAGGAGCTGAAGAAGACGGTGAAGGCGCGAAGGCCGAAGGCGAAGGCGAAGGCGTGACATGAAAAAAAAGGCGAGGGATCTCGTTCCTGGAGATGTGATCGCTGTTTCGGAGAAACATCCGCATACAGCCTTTGCGTTTGGCTCAGGATGGAAAGCTGAGGTTCTCGAAATACATGAAACAATCGATGTCGTATTCATCGGTCATGAAGTTCTCAGCATGCGTCCTGATGACCAAGTGGAGGTGGTCGAGCCATGACCTCATCCTGGGAGGATCTAATCAAGAGGCCCTACAAGCGCTGGTACCAGTTCGGCCTGGGCTCGCCGAAGGTTCTCTACAGGCGATTCCAGAGCAAGCATTACTGGATCGGCCGTCCCATCTGGCGAACGAAGATGTCGTGGCAGCGCGTCGCCAGGGGCTACTCCGATGAGGACTGCTGGGGTCTCGACCATCATCTCGCGAGAGTGATCGTCGGTGGTGTCCAGAACCTCCGGAAGTGGCAGACCGGGTATCCGTCCGAGTTCGACTCCTGGGAGGATTGGGACGTGATCCTCGCGCAGATCGAGGAGGGCTTCCAGGCGTGGTGGGACGAGGGAGGGTACTTCCACGAACGCCCAGACCTGGAAGCGAAGTTCACTCGGGGCATGGATCTGCTCGGTGAGTGGTTCGGCGCTCTCTGGGATTAGCATGAGGTTGGGTCGGTGGCTCAGTGGTGAGCGTGGGCCTTTTAAGCCCGACGGTGCAGGTTCGACTCCTGCCCGGCCCATGAAAGGGGTGATGATCGGTGCCGATCACTGATCCTGAGAGAAAGCGAGAAGTCACGAAGGCGTGGCGTGAGAAGAAGATGAAAGAGGGGTACGGAAAAGCCCTGTGGCGGCGGCGAGCTCACATCTACAAGAACGAAGAGACACTGAGGATGGGATTGGAAAACGTTCTTCACTCGGCCCGTGAAGCCTCAGAAACACCCACATGGATCATCCAACGTTTGGAGCGACTCCTGGAGTCCGCGCCGGCAGTGGGAAAACCGGCCGACTATATGGAGTAACTCGTTACGGAGGCTGATGTGAAAATCGAGAGTTTCGAAGGGGAATACCGGTTTCTCTCCAACTTCTACGAGTCCGTGATCGAACGCGAAGGGATTAGGTTCGCGACAGCGGAAGCCGCATATGCAGCCGCCAAAACTGACGATCCGACTTGGAAAGCCCGGATCGCTCTCGCTTCATCCCCTAACGCGGCTAAGAAGCTCGGCAGGGGTGCTCCTTTGCGCCCAACGTGGGAGTCGGAGAAGCTGGTAGTGATGGAGGAGATCCTTCGAATGAAGTTCGCTGACGAGCGGCTGCGAGACAAACTCACTTCGACTGCTCCGGTGGAGCTGGTCGAGGGGAACTGGTGGGGCGACACGTTCTGGGGTGTCTGTAAGGGAGTTGGGGAAAACCATCTCGGGCGTTTGCTGATGAAAATCAGGGACGAAGGGAGGCGATTTGCCGCTTAAAATGGTGATTTCAGGTTTGCAGGATGGGGCGGACATCGCCGGCCTGCGAGCAGCAAAAGCGTGCGGGATCGACACGTTCGGCTATATGCCGAAAGGGTTCCGTACATTGCACGGCCCGCTCGACTACGAGACGGTGCGGGAGTTCAACGCGGTCGAAACCGAGAGCACCGGATACCCGCTGCGCACCAGGAAGAACGTGCAGATGGCGGACGCAACGATCAGGTTGGCGCACAACTGGCGATCCGCCGGTGAGCGCGCGACCCTGAGGTTCATCGAGCAGTACAAGAAGCCTCATTTCGATGTTCCTCTCGCGCGGAACGACAACGACAGTTGGTCTGTGGGGGGGAAAGGGCTCGGGTATCAGTACTCGTACGCAAAAACGGTGGCCCAGTGGCTCGTCGATCGTCAGGTGATGGTGGTGAACGTCGCTGGAAACGGGGACGAGTCGATCGAATCGTTCGTGGAGTGGTTCCTCACCTTGGTGTTCTCAGCGGAAGCGAAGCTGGAAGGTGAGTCGTGATTCTCAGATGGTTCGGGTCGAATCCGTGGTCGGACAGCCTAGAACGACAGAACCGCGTGGAGACACCGATGGGGGAGCGGTGCGTCGAGTGCAACACCCCGATTCGGCCAACGGATCGCGGGGTTCTGACAGCCTGTAGCGAACGCATTTTCGGCGGGTTCGACCTTGACATTGGTGACCGTGTGATGCGAGTATGTGGGTATCACCTGTCGTGCTGGTTGGAGAGCGTGGTGGGTGGTGTCCCGTCGTTCGAGGTGCTGTCGCGGCTCCCGACCGGGAACGAGAGGGCCCGATCAACGACCGGAGAAGAGTCGGTGAGCGTGGTCGGGACTGGTTGGCACACAAGTGAGGATCTCGATGAACAAATCAACGAGGGAGTTTCTGAGGCGGGAGATTGACGCCCGCCGAAGGGGGGTAGTGAAGCGCACCGATTCGGCTAACCGCGGGCTTATGCGTGACCTGGATCGGATGTGCGGGGGCTCTGAAACAAAGGGGGTAGTTCGTGACATCGGTAGAGACAACAAGAGTGGAGCGGGGGCCACCGTCCTCGTCGAGGGTGCCTAAGAAGGATCCTTCGATGAGAAAGGACGGGAAGTGCTTCGTGTGTCAGAAGCCCCTACCGGGGGTTGCGGTCACGCACGGGGACCCGTTCTGTTCGACGCTTTGCGCGAGATCGTTCTACGAGCTGGACGTTCGTGCCAGCCCGACCGTCTCGTAGCTTCGCGTAACAAGTTACGTCTAGAGAATAGGAGGTGTGGGTCTTGCAGATAGAGCAGGAGACCATGCTCGAAGGGTGGTGGCGCGAATCGAAGAAGAGCTTCGTGTACCCGCCCACCGAGTTTTTCTCGCGTCTCGTGAACCAGCCGAACAGGTACACGACAGAATGGACGGATCTCCTGGAACAGGCTGGTGGGGACGAGAAACGAGCAATAGCGATGTGGCATCGGACGAACCCGGGGTTCGAGGTAAGAACGGGGCCGGAAGGGCAGTTGACGGTTCGCAGCATCGGACGCGGGGTGCAGCCGATCATTGAGCTCGCCCGAGTGGTGTGGCCGGCGTCGCGGAAGCTGGAACCGTTCGTACTTCTGAACGGGGATGGGTTCGAGGACCGGCTGCTGCAGAACGTGCAGGCGCAACTTCGAGCCCGGGTGCAGAACAGCTTCCCGAGAGTAGACATGCGAATGGTGATCCCGTACGCGGCGATGAACGCGGCCCGCTTGGACCCATCCACGATCGAGCCGATCCACGTCAGCACAGACAGACAGGTCTCGAACCGTGTTGTGGTGCCGAAACCCAGCGAGGCGCTCATGGCCGCGAACAGGATCTCGGGGAAGAACGTTACGGGGACCGGACAAGAGTTCCTGTGGCGCGGCCGTCTGTACAGGTTCAGGTCCTGGTCCTGGCAGCCGCACCAAGCCCTGGAGATCATGCACCAACCCGATTTCGCTCCGATGGCTGCGTGGCATCAAATCGAGGATCTCTCTCAGGAGACCTACTTGGTCGTGGAGCGCATGCACCGCCTGGGCGAGTCCGTGTTCTGGGCTGTGGACGGGAACGGGGAACGCCACCGGTGGCTGTCGGGGTTCGATCAGTTGGAGAACCCAGCCATGTACTTTCTCGCGCAGCTACCGGACAAGGGCGGGGTGCGTTACATCACCCACGCGATCCGCTTGCTGGCACCCCCGATCGTGCACAAAGCGCGAAAAGAGGGGAGGCGTGTTTTCCGCCAGGGGGACATCTTTGCCGTTGAAACAGACATGACCAGTGACGACCTGCGTGACCACCGTGCGTACTACCGCGCGGAGCTGTTCGGCACCGGGAATGGCGGGCTGTCCCCCTTCGCGAGCACGGACGCCGGGTACCGGCTCCGACAGAAACTCATGATCTACGGGACCGGGCACACAGCCACGGAAGTGATCCCAACCCCGAGAGGAACGTTTGTGCGAGGGACGATGTTCCACGATCCGATCCTGGAGAACATTCGTGCGAACAGACCTCCGGAACACCGGCAGGTGGAGATGGACTCGAATGCGTGGTTCCTCGCGGTGCGCAACACGGTGCCGCGTTTGTCAGACAACAACAGCTAGAGGAGGAGAGAAATGCCGAAGTCAGTAGAAGTGTGTGCGTGCGGCCACAACCTCGACATCGCCGGTGTGTGCCACAACGTGAACTGCCCGGAAGCGCAGAGAGCAGCAACGATGGACGCGTCCCGTTCGACCGCGAAGGCCACCGCAAGAACACGTCCGTCCGCGTTCACCGCCGGCGGCAGAGTCGACTAGCGCGTAACTTGTTACGCCAACCAGGAAAGGAGAAACGTGAGTGCACTACTTCATTCTGATCGGACCGCTGGTGGAGCTCACAACAGTGGCAGCGATACTGGTGTGGAGACACCGAGCGTACCGGAGGTACAGACAGTCGTACCTCTCGATCCAAGCCCAGAGCAGCGCGCTCTCCAGTTCTGTATCGACGCCGTTGATACTGACGTATGGACACGCGGAGAGTGGGCATCACCTCAAGGCCGATCTTGCGTCCGCGGGCTACTCGCACAATGTTTCTAGCTGGATCAATGAAGTCCTAGACCGGGACGCTCAGCTCGTGATCCACGAGGTCGGCGGATCGGAGTACGAGAGAACCGTTGATCTACTCCTGCGCGCCACGAAGTGGTTTGAGAACGGAAGTCTCTCTCCAGAGAGGATTGAGACTCTCGGTGGCAAAGCCTCCGTTCTCATGAGCTACAACGACTCGCTCAAAAGTCCAGCAGAAGCAAAAGTGTGGTTCCAGCGCGCGCTCGAACTCAGCTACTGAGCTTGCGGCCCAACACCGCAGAGAAGAGCCCCAGGCCCCCCTGGGGCTCTTTCTTCTTAAGCGGAAACGTTTTGAAAAAGTCAGCAAAACCCAATTGCGAAAAACGGAGCGCAGAGCGTTTGCGCCCCGGCTCTCAGAAGATCAAGTGCATCGCCGCTTCGCTTCGCTCAGCGCCTGTCTACATGCGAGCGGAAGATCCGCTCAGATCCCCACCCCCCGCCCCCTCCCAAGGAGGAAGCGAAGGGTGGAGCATGCGATCGGTGAGTCCGTCGTCACACCCACAGCGCGTCCCTAGGCGCGCTCAAGCCCGGTCGTTCTTGCACGAAAAGAAAGGCGGCTCTGACCCGCGACCAGAATAGGACTAGTTGGTGTGCTACCGTTCGTCCCGGTCGATCCGACACCGCAAGACTAGCGCCCCCGTCAAGGGGGCGCTTTTTTTATGTCTTGACACACCCGCGCACCCGTACTAGCTTAAGCGCTCCGATCCTTAAGAGAGGGGAGCGAGATGCTGTACACCGCAACCGTGACGGGCGTGACAGGCCGCACCGTTACACGGAAGAAAGACAACAAGACGATCACGATCTACGAGGTCACCGACTCCGCCGGCAACACGAACGCGACGAGTCGGAGGGACATCGCGAACGAAGCCAACAGGCTGCTCAACCAAGTCGCTGAGTTCCAGGTGCGGGTGGAGCAGAACGGCTCGTACGAGAACCGCTACCTCGATGACATCAAGGCGGCGACAGGGGCGCCGCAGCCGGGCGGTCTGCCGGCACCACCACCACCACAGCAGGAGGTTGTTGTGCGGCAGGAAGCGATCCCTGTGCAGCAGGCCGCTGTTTCGCCGCCACGCACAGACGATCCCGCGATCAAGCACGAGGGTGAGGGGACACAGAAGGACTGGTCGATCTGGCGTCAGACCTCCACGAAGGTGGCCGTGCATCTGTCTGCGACACCGCAGGAGTTCTGGTTCAACGTGCGCCAGCTGATGACGTTCTACGCGACCGGGCTCGAGCCCGACTTGCCTCAGGCAGGCGTAACTAGTTACGCTACCCAGACGCAGCCTTCACCGGCGGCGCAAGCGCAGAACGCACAGCAGAACCAGTTCATCCCGGATTCAGCGATCGAAGGGGACCCCGGGCCGGCAGGAGGGTGGCCGAGCGACGATGACATCCCGTTCGCTCCCACCTTTTGACCACGTCTACGCGTGGGGGAACAACTCGGTGCGCGCGAAGCTGAAAGGGAGACGCTGCCGGGTGCTTGTACGAGGGAGAATGAACAGCATCCTGGTCGAGTTCGAGAATGGATACAAGACAGTGACCAGCAGATACGCGATCAGAGAGGATCGAAGTGCCTGATGAGACACGCACCCTGCTCGTGGAGCAGGGACCTTGGACGACATGAACAAGGAGGGGTTGTGAGCCAGCAGGGGTTCGCTGAGGTTCTCGACTGGCTCGCGGAGGAGCGCGGCTACCAGACCACCAAGTTCAACTACGAGAAAGAGAAGGAACGCCCGGTTGAGTACTGGTTGCAGCAGTTCGCCTCGTATGAGCAGCGCCTACCGCTGTTCGGGTTGGACAACGCCTCCGGCATCCAGGCTGCGCTTAAGCTCGCGGCCACAGCGGTCGCTCTGTGCGAGCACCTGGCTGACCAGTACGAACTCCCGGCAGCGGGCTTGCCGTCCGGGTACTTCCAGTGAGCGGGCTCCGGGACACCACACTGGGGAACGTCGCCGACATTCCAATCCCGCTCACCCCGGAGCAGAGGGATGCGATCCGTCGATGCCGATTCTCGTACACCACCCAGTCGAGGGATCACGCGTGGCTGATCTTCGACGACCCGGAGATCATCAAGATCCTCGCGGGGGTGGTGCGACGCACTGAGACATACACACGTGACCACGTCACGAAGATCACCGAGCATGAAGCACTGATCGCGCACCCCGAAGCGGTCGCCCTGGTGTTGGAGATCATGGCGGAGCGAGAGAAATGATGTGGCTGTGGGTGGTGCTCGCATTCGTGATCGGGGTGTGGTTCGGTGCTCGGATCTGGACGACCGTCGCGCGCAGCTTCCTCGGCAACAACCCTGATGGGGTTCTCGACAAGCTTGGATACGAGCAACTGAAGAAGCTCGAAGCGAGAGTCAGCGCAGAGATCGCGAAGCGACGAGCATGAGACTCAGCGGCTTCCATGTCCCGGTCGAGCATCTGAGCGCGAGCTCACTCGCGATGCTGATCCAGTGCCCGGAGATGTACCGACTCAGGTACGTGAAGAAGATGCCGCAGACGTTCGGGCCCGACAGGTTCATCGGGATCGTCGACCACACCGTCCACGCTGAGAACTTCCAGCAGAAGATCAAGACGGACGAGGACATGGACAGCAACTACATGCTCGGGTTGTACCGCGCCAAATGGGACCTTGCGATCGACAAAGAGGGTGAACCCGAGTGGATGGCGGACGACCCGGACGCACTCAAAGAGACCGGGCTGCAGATGATGTCTCTCTACCACGAGCGCGTATCCCCCACCATCCACCCGATCCGTGTGGAGGAGAGGTTCGAGGAGACCCTGCCCGGCCTGCCCGTTCCGATCATCGGCTACCCGGACGTGGAAACAAACGACAGGATCATCGAGCGGAAAACCTCGAAGAACCGTCTGACGAAACCGAAGTCAAGGTGGACACTGCAAGGAAGGATCTATTCGATGGTGCTCGACAAACCCGTTGAGTACCAGGTGATCACGAAGCAGAAAACACCGCAGGTGGTCACCGCTGAGGAGGCACCCGATCTAATGATCGCGAACGGGTACCGGGACGCCACCCTCGAAACACTGGGGCAGGCAGTCCACACCCTCAATGATCTGTGGGCTAGGTACGGACCCGACGCAGCGTGGCCCACGAACGGTGTCCTGCACGACTGGCTGTGCGGCTACTGCTTCGCCGGCCCGAAGTACGGCAACCACTGCGTCGCATGGAAGGAGACAGCATGAACATGGGCATGGCCGAAAACGAGATGAACGAGAAACTCGCGCGCCTCCACAATGAGTCGATTCATGACGACGGGTGCGCGACCATGTATCCGGGAGGGAAGTGCAACTGCACACAGAAGGGTCTTCGTCGCGCCAACTTCACGTACCCGCACGTTCCTCTCAACCCAGCGTCGAAGTGACCAAGCTTCCGACCGAGTCCTGGGATATGCAGGGGCTGGACGGACCTGCGTTCAAGGTGGGCCCGTACTGCAGTGTCCCCGGCTGCCACAAGATCTCTGAGCACGCCCACCACATCGTCCGTCGATCATTCCTTCCTGGTGACTTCCAGGACTGGGTGCGGATGCCCGACGGTGTCGAGGTGGGGAACCTCACCGGCATGTGCGTGAACCACCACCAGATGGTCACCGAGAACGTCGCGGCGATCACGTACGACAACGGGGTGTTCTACTGGTCGATGGGTGGTGCCGCGATCAACGTGCTCGCCTACCAGCCCCCCAAGATGGGGGACACGAGCGAAGCCGACGTTCACACACGAGAACAGAAGCCCGTGTGCCCTGGTTGTGGGCGCGCCCTACCGAAACCGAAGATCGAAACCGCGACCGAGGAGAAGAAGAACCGTGCCACCTGGGCCATCTCAGTGCCGGCAGACGAGCGCGAGAACGGCTACGAGGTTCTCGACACCCTGCTCGAAGAGGTGCGTGACGAGCTCGACAAAGCAGGACTCCACTACGACAAAGGCAACAAGGTGCGGTACTACCCGCTCGCCACAGCCCTGGCTCTGTTCGTCCAGAACGCCGACCGAATCCTGAGCGATGAATAAGACCTCACCGAACTGGGCTGACAAACCGGTAGGTCTCTGCCCGTCGTGCGGGTCGCAACTTGTCCGCGCCGGTCACGAGAACCGCGGGGAAGGCCCAACGGCTGGACGCTACTCGTGCATGAACCAGTCGTGCTCCGACCGTCGCTGGTTCAACCGCTCCGGTGAGCCGAGGTTCGGAGGGTGAAACTGATGAATAGGAGAGTCCCCAACGACGCTGTCGATGCGCTGACGATGGAGGCGTGGGTTTGGCCCCTGACTCGTTTTGAACTCATGCGACAAATCCTCTTCGGATACAAGCGCTGTGAGATCTGCTGCAACGGCGAACACACCACTGCTCAATGCTGGGTGCGCTACGTCACAGGACAACGTCGTTGAAGCTCCTGCTGGGTGACTGCATCGAGAAGATGCGCGAGCTCCCAATGGAGTCTGTTGATGCTGTCGTGACCGACCCACCGTACGGGTTGGAGTTCATGGGCAAAGACTGGGACTCGTTCGGTGACATGCGCCAGCCGTTCAAGGACGATCTACAGGTATCGCCCGGCCCGATGGGACGGATGAAGGTGCGCCCATCAGGGACAGGCTCCTACGTGAAGGACCCTCGTCCTGCGATGCGCTCGTTTCAGTCGTGGTGCGAGACGTGGGGGACGGAGGCGTACCGATCGCTAAAGCCAGGCGGGTACCTGCTTTCGT